GTAGCGCCACCTGAATTAGTCATTGATGCTTCATTAGCAACTTTTTTATAAGAATCAGGATAATTTTTTCTAATATGAGTACGATAACGATTAAATTCTGCTTTTATTTTAGCAGCTATATCGTCTACTATTTTATCATCAGTTTTTTGATCTAACTTTGCAATGGCTTGTCTTAGTTCATCAAACTCTTTGTATACCGAATCGAAAGCAGGAACATATTCTATATCCCAAGAAATAGTTCCGGTTTCAGGATTAATGTTTTTGACAGTAGATTTTATTCCTTTGTCAATACCAACATCCCCTACCTTTCTTTCAGGTAATTTATATTTAAAGTTTGTCATTTGCTACCTTAATCTCTTTAATTAGCTCATAATACTGTAGCAAATCAACTAAATTGTTATTTGATACTCTATCATTTTTATCTAATTCAGTAAGAAGTTTAGAGATTTCTTGTACTTTTACTTGAGTAGCTTTATCAGTTATACTTTTAGCTTCAGTATTTAAAGCTTTTTGTAATTCAGCAATTTTAGTATTATAAAAATTTCTTAAACCCGGAGTTGAATCTACGGCATTAATGAATTCTTTTAATACTTGTTTTTGATCATTTGATAGATCCTGATATTTACTGTTGAATTTTTCTAATAATACTTGATAAGTAAGAATTCTTAAATCCTTATCATAAGTTTGGAATTCTTTAAGCACATCTTCTTTGACTTCTTCAGCTATAACATTTTGTTTAGTTAAATATTCTAATAATGTTACTTTATTATCTACTAATTGGTCCGTATCAGTTATATCTTTAATATTAAATCCTTCAATTAAGGTATATAAAGAAGCTAATTCTTTATAATTTTTAATTTTAGTACCAAAGAAAGAATCTAAATCATATTGATTTTTAATTTCGGCAATTAAATTATATTTTTGTTTTCTTAAAGATGTACGATTTAATTTTTGAGATGTCTCTAAAATAGTGCTAATAACAACATTAGCTCTACCTTCATTTAAAACTTTAGATTTTATAACTGACTCATATAGTTTATACTCACGACCTAATTCGCTTTTAACGAAATACTTTTTAATTAAATCAATGGCCGGGGAATCAGTACCTTTTAAGGTGTCTGCTGTAGCTTGTCTAACTAACAACTCAAACAGGATACCTGTATTTTTGTACTTTGAGTGTTTAATTTTCATCAAAAAATATATTTATTTATAAATATGTGGAGGATACTACTCCTTTAATTGTTTCTCGTCTAATAAAGCCTCACCATTTCGGTCATCTTCAAAAACTAAACGCTTTTTAGGTATTTTCTTAAACATATCCTTATTTTGTAGATAAACACTTTGTGCCGTCTCTAAAGTTAAAGCATTACGATTTGTATCTGTTTTGCTATTATTAGCATCATTTTTATCAGTGTCTTTCATACGTTTAACACCTAAACGATCTTTTCCAAAATTACCATCTTGGGTATTAGTTTTAACAATAGAATCTTGTGGACGTCCTAATTCAGAATCCTTATTATAACCATCAGGAACGTTACCCGGGTCAGAATATGATCTTCCTTTACCATATAAAGAAGCTAAATCATGGGGTGTACCATATGATTTACCAGTTTCAATAGGATCATTACCTTCTTCTTCAATTTGATTTAATCTAAAGTTACGCTTAGCATCTTCTCTAGTTAAATCTCTATATTCATCATATTGATCTTCACTTAAGTTGTAAATATTATCATAAATCCAGTCAGTAGGTACAAGTTTTTGATCAAGTAACGCCTGAGATAATTCTGCTTTGGATTTTAATAATTCAACTTTTTCTTGTTCAAATATAATAGATGGGGTAGTTAATGTAATTTCAAAATTAGTTAAGCTTTCATCTGTATACCCTTGAGTATATAGATGTACTAAAGCAATTTTGTTTAATTCCGATAACATAATACGTTGAATACGTTCAACTGTACGAGCGAATCTAATATCTTCAGCGGCTAGTGTAGCTTTACCTTCAATATCTTCTTCATATCCCATAAATGCTTTTGGTACTTTAAGAGCAGCAAATAATTTTTCTCTTAAATATTCTACATCTCTAATACCATCATAATCTAATCCTTTAGTAGTATCAATACGAGTTGATGTATCATTACCACGTACTGGAATATAGAAATCTTCCATCATGTTTTGCATGTTATACTTTAGATTATATTCACCTGTTTTTTGGTCAATATAAGGAGTACGTTTCATGTTTGTGATGGTTTTCTGCATAAATGCATCTACCTCGTTTGGTGGAATAGATCCAACATTAATATAATGTATACGTTTTTCAGGTGCGCGAGCAATTCTATGAATTAACATCGCATCTTCCATTAATGTATATTGTTTAAATAATTTACGAGCAGGCTCTAAATATGCTCTACCATAAGGTAAATAATTAGTATCAGCTAATAATCTAAAGTGAGCCATTTCATAGTTATCAAAATGTATACCACCATTTTGTTTTTGTTGGTTTGGCATAGTATACATTCCTGAACTTGGGTTAGCTAAACCATCAGGTGAATATAAAAATCTTACATCAGCTGGATTTTCAGGATTATATCCTTCTTCTCTTGATATATGATATGCTGTATAAGGTATAACATTATAAACTCCAAATTTTTCTGCAATTTCTAATTTTAAAAAGAAATCACCATACTTACACATTTGTCTAGTCCATGACCATAAATTAAATTCGATATTTAATACGTCATAAAATAGATTGTATAATATTTTTTGTATGTCTTCATTTGCACTTCTAATTTGAAGTACTTCACCCATGTCATTTTTTAAAGTAGATTCATCCGCTATAATATCTAAGGCTGAAGCGATAATAGCATCTTGATCCATTGTATCATATTCTGAATATAATTGTGGTCTAAGATATTGGTAGTTCATGTTGAACTGTTGACCATACAATGAAGTTGGATTAGTAGAGTATATTCTATTATATCTATCTACTAATGAATTAGTTTCTAATTCACCTGTAGCTTGAATTTTACTACTATCTGTTACTTTAAGTTGATTACCTCCTACATTTCGTACTATTACGTCAGTAGAAAATAATCTTTGTAGTCTTGAAAATATGCCTTTATCAGCCATTGTATATAATTATTATTATAATATTACTTTATTAACCAGCTAATATCTTCTTTACCACGAGTTGTGTCTACATGGTAAGGATTATCAGCTCCTCGGGAAAAATACGCTCCTGAATATGCTGTT